CTGTGAGAGCGCCCTTGAGATATATGTATAACAAAATAATTATATCACAAGGGGAGTAGGGCAAGTGAATAGCATATTTGAAAAGTATAAACGTGATGAATCGTGCGACATGGCTCGTGAATGGTTGTCTAAATATTGGTATTGGAGAGATGAAGCGCAGAAAAAGAAAATCACCTTAGGATCACCCAGCTTTGACGGACAGCCTAAGGCAAGAACGTATGATCCAGATAGAAGAATTATTGATTGGACGAATGCACAAAACGAATGGAAGAGACGTGAACTAGTTCTCAAGTACATTGCTTCAAAGGGAGACGAGCATGAATTATATGCGCTTATACTGGACAATCGCTTTGTTCATCATCATCGCTCAATAACAGATGTAAGAATGAAGCTGAATATCTCTGAGCGTACTTTTAACCGTATGCAGAAAGAAGCATTGTGGGAAGCAGCAAGGATAATTCCTGCTAATGTTTTAGTTGAAAAGTAAAGTGGCGGTGTTTTGGCGGTAAAATGGCGGTACTTTGGCGTGATTTTCAAGAAAAACAGCCTTATTATGGTATTGTCGAATGATTACAGAAACGACTTTACTTTTCAAATAACGTGCCCGAGCAAGCCTTTAACTACTCTACGTATTTTCAAGACTCATTACTATACTCACAATAGGGATCTCTTGTTAAGCGTAGGAAGTGTGGAATCCGGTAACCAAGCCGACGCGATGGTGGCAGATGACCATAATCCACATTGAGACTATCATTAACTAACTTCAAAATAAATTTACGGTAACGATTAAATTTGGTTTGTGCGTTTTGGAAGATCTCCTTTAGATCATTAAATTTACATGCTACTCTGATAGTCTCGTAGCAACCGTGCTGTAATCAGCAGAAGAGTACGTAATCTAACTCAGCGGCTAGAGGATTGCCAATATTAAGGACAGCAAAACCGTTACAGGAGTAGGCGGAAAACTACGACCGGGTGCGGTGATTGTGTGGTCCTGATTATGCGGATACGTGAAGTTAGACACCAGGCGATAACGCTTGCGGGGGCAGTTCCCGATATTCGCAATTGCAGTGCTAACGAGTCGCACTGCTTGCTGAGGTCCAAGATGGGCACACAAGGTCTCGTGTGGCAAAAGTGTGGTTTGAATCCACCTCTCGGCTTTATCACGGCAAATTTAACTATGATAGGAGATGAACGCTCCTCTTTCGTAATTGCATAGTCTTTTTTGTCTAAGCCGTGATGTAATACAGAGATGCAAAGAGTAACAAAATTCAAAAACGATTAGTGGATGCAAGCATTTCTGTATTATGCTGATAAAGTTAGGGCTGAACACCCTAATGGCACGGTTCGATTCCGTCCATCAGCATTGTCCGCAATGACGTTAAACTACATATACATCACCCAAGCCTAGTTTTTCGACTGGGCTTTTTGTATTATTGCTATGGGTGATATATATGATAGTGTTAAATTCGATGAGTCCGACAGCATATAGTGGCCTTGTGGCCGCTCTTATTTCTGGATGCGTTAGTTTAATTGGCTATATAGCAACTACTATCGTTCAGAAAAGGACAGCAGATAAGACAGTTGAAGCTCAGAAGGAGATTGCACAAATGCAAAAGGACGAAAAACTTTTCTATGAAAGTCAACTGGAATGGGCAAATGAAACAAGAAAATTAATTGCTAAATTTGTTAGTGATAGTTTTCGGTTTAACATTGTAGTAGAAAATATGGAAAGTATACGTAATGACGTTTCAAAATCAAAATTCAATCGGATTGACGCGGCTGATATAACTAAAAAGCTTAGTGATAATTTACATAGATCGGGGGAGCTCCTTTCTTTATTAAACGAAGAAGCGACTATGATTCGTCTTTATCTTTTCCATAAAGACGATGATCATGAAAAAGAAGTGCTCAATATACTTGATAAATTAGAGAATGATATGAATGGGCAACTTGGTATTGATAAAAAATTATTAAATGAGTTTGTTGATGTTGCAAGGGATTATTTTAATTATCAAATGAAAGATTTAAAGACTAAGTCAGCTTAACGGCTGGCTTTTTTGTTTGAGGTGAATTAAATATGACTGAGGTTACTAGATTAGATTGCAAGCGCTGGGAAGATGTGCCAGAAGAATACAATCTTTGGGGTGGCGGAGAACCCACTGAACTGAATGCTGGCGATTTAAAACATATGATGACTGGCAAACTCGTTACGTTTTCAGATGATGGTGAATACGGTCATCATCTAAAACTATCCCAAGACGCTATTGAATGGTTAAAGGAATTAACATATGAGAACAACTAAAAGATGGGGCTTTACTAACAGCGGAGCCGAATTATATATGTTAGCTCGTGCTGAACGAACGAGGAAGGAGCTTGAACGTGAGTCTACTAGATCAAATCAAAACACAAGCAAACATCACCGACAGCGTTCTCGTGTCTTTCAGCATGGGGAAAGATAGCATTGCAGTGATGGACTTGTGCTTCAAATACTTTAAGCACGTGCAACCATTTTTTATGTATATGGTGCCGGGCTTGCAGTTTCAAGAAGAAGCATTGGCAAAGTACGAACATCACTACAATACCGAGATTATCCGTATACCGCATTTTGAGACGGCAGACTTTTATCGTTATGGTTCCTTCCGTGACCCTGATTACAGTGTGCCACGTGTCAAAATACGAGGTATCTATGCTTATTTGCGTAAGCAGACCGGCATTACATGGATAGCTGGTGGCGAGAAGATTAATGATTCCATTGTCCGTAGAGCGATGCTAAAGCACTCAGGGAGTATAGACACTCAACGAGGACGTTTTTACCCTGTAATGTACTGGACGGACAAGGAGGTTAAGCGATACATCAAGATGAACGGGCTATTATATCCAAAGTTCAACCGTGAATTAGGATTTAGCTTTCATAGCTTAGCTGGCAAAGAGTTATCAGCAATCAAAAAGATATACCCGTCTGACTACGAGAGGATATTGAAGTTCTTCCCGGAAGCGCAGGCGGGTGTTTTACAATACGAAGCTTACAAGAAAGGAGGAAGTGAATAATGGTGCGCTATAACGATAGAGCGTCCTTTGAACATGATTTCTTTGATACAACTATGAAATCCACGCCATATAGCAAGAGTACTACAACTTACCAAAGAGCTATGAAAAGGCAAGATCGGCGAATTATTGAAGAAATTGCTAGATCACATACACCAGAAAGAGATGCTAGAGAACGTGCTCGTAGATTAGCACAAGATAAAGATGATCGTGCTAACGGTGATCTGTTTAGTAGAGTCGCTAGACGCATTCAGAAACAAAATCCGGGAATGAGCTGGATTAAGGCTCGCAAGTATGCAAGAACTAAAGACCCAACTGGTCGGGCTATTTTTAATATGATGTCGGCCGGAAGTAGCAATAAAGAAATTAGAGATAAGCTCCATTTAGGAAAGAAAGGTTCAAAGCCATCAACCGGTAAGATGGGTCATTAGGAGGTGAGCTGAGGTGGCAATAAGGAAAACAAAATTAGATGGTTTAGGCTTAGAACAGAGCCTTGCTAACAATGATATTAAGAAAAACGGTCACTGGGTAACAAAATCTGGTGAGCACATTATTTCTAATCATGCTTCTGAGGCTCATCGTTTTAGTATTAAAGGTGGTAAAGTTCACTTTGATTCTGCTGTACGTGGTTCTAAAGATGAAAGTGGCGCTATGGGTTATGCGTTTGGAACTACCGATGCTAAAAGAAGAAAGCTAAACGATAAATCAGGTTTAAGTGGATATACTGACAAGCAAGCACGTCACTTTAACGAAGCGTTTAATAGCTTTCTAAAAGCTAGCAAGAGTTCCGGCGGCAAACATGGTTCTTCGGGTAAGTCAAGCGGATAAGAGGTGAGGTTAAATGGCAAGGCGTAAACAATTGCAGTCGTTCGAGTATGGGACTATTACTCGTGACAAGGTTAAATTGGCTGATTACAACCCTCGTATCATCGATGACGATAATTTGAAAAAGCTAACTAAAGGAATCCGTGAACATGGACTAGTTACCCCGCTCGTTTGGAATAAACGGACGGGTGTTTTAGTTAGTGGTCATCAGCGATTAGCGGCAGCAGATAAGATTTACCGTAAAAAGGATTATGAAGTACCTGTTGCGATTATTGACGTGGACGAGAAAGAAGAAAAGACGCTTAACGTCCAACTCAATAATCCATCAATGCAAGGTAGCTGGGACTTAGGTGCCTTAGCCGACTTAAACGCTGACGGTATTAATTGGGACGATATGGGATTCAACAAGGCTGATATTGAGTTTATGTACGATGGTGAGGTCGATTTTGATGGAGATGTTCTGGATGATGACAATTCTTCTGATGATGGCGATAGTGATGATGAACAATCTACGATAAGCAAGCGTGACACTCCATTCGATGAAGAAGTCGAAGATGAAAAAGACAAACTTGCTGATATGTCCGAATTAAACGACGAGGACGGTCTGGAAGAATTTAACAAGAAAAAGGCTGAGTTTCGTCATAAGGACAACGACAGCACTATCATTAACTTCTATACCAAAGTAGTGTTTCCTAGCAATGAAGCTAAGAAGGATTTCTACAAGAAAGCCAACATACCAGCTAATGAAGAGTACATAACATTTGATCAGATGAAACGATACTTTGAAGGGAGCGATGATTAATGAGCAGACAATTAAAACTATTCTATTCAATGCCACGTCCATCAGCTTCACGTAGTGCTTCTACTCGTTCTGTTAGCAAACGTGCTTCAACTGGTCGCAGTAGCGGTTAGGTCGTGATATTTAATGTCAAATAAAGCAGGCAGACCGACGAAAATTACAGAAGCTGTTATTAGTCAAATGAGAACATATATGATGGCTGGTGTAAGCCTTAAGGACGCCTGCGAACTCGTTGGCATTGGAACGACTACATGGCGTGAATTTGAGCAAAGAGAACCTAATTTCCGTCGGAAAAGGAAGATGTGGCAGGGCATGCTCAAAGCCCGTGCCAAAGTTAATATTGCTGAACATGTTTTTGGAAATAAAGAAAAGGGAATTGAACCAGATTTGCCTTGGAGCCAGTATGTGTTAGATAGAGCAATGGATCAAGAAACTAAAAACGCTCAAAATACGCTTACACGTGCTAACGCTAGAAAAATTAATGCTGAAATTGAAAGAATCAAAGCTGAAACAAAGCGACTTAACTCTAATGATGAGGGTATTACTAAGATCGTATTTAGCGACGACCTAAAGCCGGATAAAGAGGACGATAGCAAGCAGAAAGGAAGTGAAGACGATGGAACAGACACTAAGCCTAAGTAAGATTGTTGGCGGTGGCTATTACGATTTTTGGCACGATAAGCATTTCTACCGTGTTGTAAAAGGATCGCGTGCTAGCAAGAAGAGCAAAACAACAGCGCTCAATATGATTTACCGATTGATGAAATATCCTTGGTCTAACTTGCTTGTTGTACGGCGCTACTCAAACACTAATCGACAGTCAACCTATGCAGATCTCGTGTGGGCTATCCATCGTTTTTACGCTGAACATCTTTTCAAATGCAATCCGTCAATGCCCGAGATTGTATATAAGCCAACAGGTCAACGGATTATCTTTCGTGGACTCGATAAGGCTTTGAAACTTACGTCAATCACTGTTACGCACGGGTATTTATCATTCGTGTGGATTGAGGAAGCATATGAAATTGAAAATGCTGATAAATTGGAAACTCTGCAAGAGTCTATTCGTGGTCGGATTGATGTTCCGGGTGCTTTTAAGCAGATTACAGTGACTTTCAATCCTTGGAATGCTCAACATTGGCTTAAACGTACCTTCTTTGATCCAGAGACACGCAAAGCTGACACATTCGCACAGACAACCACTTTCAGATGTAACGAGTGGCTCGATGAGCAAGATAGGCAACGTTACTTGGATTTGTATAAGACTAATCCTCGACGCGCTAAGGTGGCAGCAGATGGTGACTGGGGAGTAAGCGAAGGACTTGTCTTTGAAGATAATGTTGAACGTGTTGATTTTGACCCACAGGAAAAACTTACCGAGTGCGGACATGCTGGATTTGGTCTTGATTATGGCTTCGGTGGTGATCCGAATGCGTTTGTTGCATTAGCAATTGATCCAAAGAGCAAGAATATTTGGATCTACGATGAAATGTATACGTATCACCAGACGACACCACACATTGCTGAATGGCTCAAAAATAACGGCTATCAGCATGCAAATATCTATGCTGATTCTGCTTCACCAGAGCGCACGCAACAGCTTTTGGACTTGGATATAGATAATATTCAATCTGTTGTTAAAACGCCCATAGAAGCCGGAATAGATCAATTGTGGCAATACAAAATCCACGTTCACCCAAAATGCAAAAACATTTGGAACGAGTTCAACAATTATGTATTTGATACTGACAACATCGGAAATACGCTCAATCGTCCGAAAGATGAAAATAATCACGCAATGGACGCGTTAAGGTATGCTGTTAGGCAGTATATGGATATGTATGATGGCTCGATGGGTGTCGATTGGGGTAATCAATATCACATTGCTAGAGAAATGGGGCTTGATATTTAATGCAAAACACAATTCCACAACAACATCGCTTTGATTTGGAAGCTAACCGAGAATATCAAGTTCCGGTTAGCTATTTTAATACGATCAAAGATTATCCAATGCAGTTATACGAAACAGCTTATAAGTTCATTCGCCACCATATCGACAGAGAGGTGCCACGATTAAAAGAACTTATGCGCTACTACTATGCTGATACTAAGATTAAGAAGTGGGCTGGGTCACCTAATCCAGACAATGCGCATAATCGAGTGTCAACAGGCTTTGCACGTTATATTACTAACATTCGTGTGGGCTACTTCATGGGTAACGATATTCAATACAAGATTGCAACTGATGATGACAACATGAAGTCATTATCCGAACGGCTTGATGACTTGCTTACTCATTACAACGACAATGCAAACACGCCTTACATTGATGAAATGCTGAAAAAGGATTTATCAATCATGGGTCGTGCTTATGATCTTGTCTACGTTAACGAAGGTGAAACAACGTTAAACCTAGCAAAGATTGACCCGACGACGTGTTTTGTTGTCTATGATGATTCAATCAAGGCTAAGCCACTGTTTGCTGTTCGTTACTATCAGACGGGTGTTTTAGATGAGCTGCTACGTGAAAATTACGAAATCTACACTGATTCGATGGTCTATCGCTATCATTCGGATGGCGGATTGCCTGAAACTAACTCACCAGTCAATAATGTTGTATTTGACGGTCAAGAGCCGTTATTCTTTGAACGAGTTCCACTGACTGAATACAAGAACAATGAAGAGCGATTAGGTGATTGGGAGCCTGAGATTGATCAGATGGACGCGTTAGACAAGGCAATTTCCACAATGGCAAACTTCCAAGAAGATTTTAACGATGCTGCTATGGTGGCAACCGGTCGCTTTGCTAATAAGACTGAGCCGATCTATGCAAAAGACAAACAAGGCAATGTTCAGATTGGTAAGGATGGTAAGCCAGTTGTACTGGTACCGCCTAGACCGATCATTGATCCCAAACATCATATGTTTTACCTAGAGCCTTACATTGCACGTACTGGACTGAGTGAAGGACAGCGTACAGTCGTATCGCCGACACTTCAATACATCACAAAGCAATATGACTCTGCTGGCTGGTCTACTTACACTAATTTCTTAATCAATGAAATTCATAAGTATACCAACACGCCGAACGTCAATGACCCTAACTTCGCTTCTAATGCGTCCGGTGTCGCAATGAGTTACAAGTTGTGGGGAAGCGATCAAGAGCGCAAGGTACAAGAAGCATTGTATAAACGTGGTCTACGCTCTCGCATTAGCTCATGTATCGCTTACTGGAACAAGATTAACGCTTTACCGGGTGAGAATGATGTATCTGTCGTTGCTGATATGGTAAAGCCAAACTTTGACCCTAACTTACCGAAGAATGATCAAGAAACCGCTCAATTAATTCAAACATTAGCAAGCATTCAAGGGCTCGAAAGTATGAAATCTTTGCGGGAAATCGCTCAAAAGATTACCAATGTGCCGGCTGATGATGAAAAACAGCGGATTGATGATGAAAAGCAAGAGGAACTCGAAGAAGGTGACGACTATAAGCAAGGACGAACAGGGATTGGCAATATCTTTGCTACTGGCGAGCCAGCAGAAGTCGAAAATAAGCCCAAAGGTGATAACTAATGACTGATAAAGAATGGTTCGACCAGTTAGATAAGATATTTAATCCAAATAGTCCAAGCGTTGTTGCTTTGCGTGACGCAGTAGAACGAGCAGAGCATAAACAAGAGATTACTTTTGATCATTTCTTTAATAATGGCTTGAAATGGAATGACAAGGCAGACCCAGCAGACGTTAAAGCGGTATTCGATGCTTTACGTGAGTTGCGCAATATAGCTCACACACCACAGCAAAAAGCCGTTGTTGGCGCTTTGCTGAACAATCTACCGTATAAGACCAATCTGGACGTAGCAAAGCTTACAAGCCGAATTAATATTGCCATGCTTGGGCTTGACGTTGCTAAGAAGCTGCAAGCTGAGCAAACAGAAATTGTTAATAAGGTAACTGAATTAACTGGTAAGCAACACGGCGGATATAATACCCAACTGAGACGCCGTGCTTTGCTCCGTGTAGCCACTCAAACGGGTAATGATACAGATACATTGCCTCTCATCTTTAAGCACGCACAACGCCTATCAATGGATTTAGACAAGGTGATTGATTTTCAAGTCAAAAATCACATGAACCCCAACTCATTAAAAAAGGCAGCCAAAGAAGCGCTTGAGGGTGACAAGCAGTGGAACTACAACTCGGATAAATGGCGCTCAACAGTGCAGAAACGCTACATGCACACAAAAGCAAACCTTGAGCGAATATTTGTTACTGAGGCTAAAGCAACTCAAATGAAAACAACTGCAAAAAGCCTTAAAAACGACGGCTACAAGTACGTTAAGGTGGTGAGCCGTCATAGTACTAACGTTTGTAAGTATTGTGAGGGAATGAACGGGACAAAAGTTAAGATTGACAGCATTGTAGTTGGTATTAACGTGCCACCGTTTCATCCTCGATGTGCTTGTAACATCATACCTACTGAAACACCAATAAAAGAAGCACTCGAAGATTTAGGACTGTGAGGGATAATTAATGGATAATGGAAAATTTGTTAAATTGGCAGAACGCTATGTTAAAGAAATGGAAGGTTTGCCTAACACTCGTGATTTATTTATTGTCTGGCTTTCAAAAATTGCTGGAAATAATAAGTGCATGATTGGTGCAGACGGTAGTAATGATTATTGGGAAGTAACTTACATCGATAAAGCGTTTGTAAAAGATGAATTCGGTGTGGATGACTGGGACAATGAAATTAACGATCCCAATTATGATCAACCGCTGCATTTCATCATTGATAAATACAGCTTCGTAAAAAAAGAATACAAATAAAAGAGGTTTAGCATTTTCAAAATGTAAAACCTCTTTTATTATGCCTTCAAACGTGCTGACAGGCGTAAAAGAGCGGACGGATTTCCTCGACGGAGGTTAAACGGAATTCATCGACGGATGTAAAACGGAGGTATTGATAATGGAAAACGAAAATGAAGTTCAAACTCAACAGCCTGTACAAGAACAGGATACTCAGCCAACTCAAAACGAGGGGCAAGATGAAAAACCTAAAGTAGAATTCACACCTGAACAGCAAAAGGCAATTAGCGCTTTGCTTGATTCTAAGATTGCTAAGGAACGAATCAAAGCAGATCAAGAGAAGCGAGATGCCATCGATAAGGCTATTGCACGTACTAAGATGTCTGCTGAAGAACGGGCCAAAGCGGAACAAAAAGACCGTGAAGACGAGTTCAACCGTAAACAGCAAGACTTAGACCGCCAATTACGGGAAGTAAAAACTAAGTCAACGTTGATCGATAAGGGTATTACTACTGATCTACTACCGCTCGTTATGGGCGCTGATGATGACGAAACTTCACAACGTTTGGATTTATTAGATCGATACGTTCAAAAGAAAGTACAAGAAGCCACCGAAAAGCTTATGCGAGGTAAACAAAATCCAACTAATGGCAACGGTGGCTCTAATGTTTCACTTAGTGATAATCCTTGGTCTGCTCAAGGGTGGAATTTAACAAAGCAAAACGAAATTTTAATGAATAATCCAGAACAAGCCCAGCAAATGATTGCACAAGCGCAACCAAAGCAGGGCTTTTACTTTGGAATGAATAATTAAGGAGTGAAATAAACTATGGCAGATATTACTACCGCAACAAAATTAGCTGATATGCAAATTCCTGAAAGTTGGGCACAATACACCGCTCAACGTTCAGTAGAACAAGACCAATTCTTTCAATCAGGTGTTATTGCCGCTGTTCCTAATTTAGCTTCACAGCTTGCAGGAGGCGGTTTTTTAGTTAATATGCCTTTTATCAAGCCATTAGCTGACACTGACCCACAAATTCCTGATGATAATAAGGATATTCAATTAAACACGATTGCTAGCGGTCTATCACAAGCACGTGAATATGGAATGAACCAAGCATGGAGTGCAACCGATTTATCACGGGAATTATCCGGCACAGATCCATTAGCGGCTATCTCTACTTCAGTGGCAGATTATTGGCGACACATCAACGAAAAGATCCTCTTAAAGACTTTAGACGGTGTTTTCTCATCTACTTCAATGACTGGAATTAATCAATTTGACGCTACTGACGGTCGTCGTACAGACAACACTTTCTCGTTAGCAAACTTTAACAAGGCTCGTTTTCAGCTTGGTGATCGTTACCGTGATTTAGCCGTTGTAGCAGTTCATTCAAACATTCTCCAACAATTGCAAAATGCTAACATCGTTGATCCAAAAACTGGAAACACCATTCTAATCAATGGTAATCAATTGCCAACTCAAATTTCCGCACCAAACCCAGGCGACACTATCAAGGGTGTACGGATCGTTGTAGATGACTCTCTTCCTAGCAAAGATGGTAAATATACAAGTTACTTATTTGCTACCGGTGCCTTTGGTTGGTCTGAATTGCCAGTTGATCATGCAGTTGCTACTGGGCGTGATGAATTACGCTTTAATGGTGTTGACTATCTTGTAAATCGTCGTCGATTTGTACTTGCGCCTGCTGGAATGAGCTGGAATGAAACTACTTTCCAATCAGAAAACATGGATCAATCATCTCACAAGCCGGCAGCATTCCCAACAATGGATAACATCGGAAATGGTAAGTACTGGACTCGGGTAGCTGATCAAAAGCTTATTCCATTCGTTAAATTCACAACCACTGACGAAGCTATTAAGCAAACTACTACAACAAGTCCAACGACTGACGGCAAGCAATGAGGTGATTAAATGGCTGAATTAGACGCAACGAACGATATTCAGCGTATGCAAACCTTGTTAGGTATTGATTTAGACGATGCCGACAAAGGGCGCGTTGAGGCTTATATCGTGCAGGCTAAGCAAGCCATTATGGTTTATATCCGCAAGTATCTTGATGACGATAATTTCCCTACTGAGTTAAATTACTTAGTCGATCAGTTGACGTTAGCAAAATACAACAAGTTTCACAATGAGGGTATGAATAGCATTTCAGAAGAAGGGCTATCAATGACCTTTAACTCTAATGACTTGAAAGATTATTTACCTGATATTGAAGCTTGGATTGATTCAACTGGTAAGGGTGATTTAACTGGAAATGCAATCGGGTGGTTCTAATGCGATACGATCAGACAGTTTATTTGATTACCGAGACAGCTAACGATGGTGACGACCTCAACTTTGAGGGCACAACAACCGCTAAAAAGGTAAAAGCTAACGTGAAGCGAACGAACCTGACGCTAGGAAATGGCGAAATGTACGATGCTACTATCGTTCGAGTGTTTGGCGAATGCGAAGCAGATAAGATTGGTTTTGCTGATTATGACCAAAAAAGCGGTAGAGGTGCCAGGAAGATTCAAAAAGTTGGACGGCACTTCAATCGCACTGATTTCTACATCGTTAACAGTGAGGTGATCTTCAATGCCAAATGATAGCTACGAGAACTTACCACGTGTTAATTTCTCGGTTAATACTAGCGACTTTGAACGTGCAAGAGCAGTCGCCCAAACTCTAGCAAGAATGGGAATGCCCGAAGCGATGGACGAGTTCAATCGTGAATATGCTAGGGCAAAGGCTGCTAGTAAAATCTTTATTCGCAATGCGGCTGCTGAAGAAGTAGACGAAGCGCAAAAGATTGAAAGTCAAAAGGTAGGTCACAGCAAAAGCGGTTATGTGCCTACTGGGACGCTACAAGGCAGTATCACTCCCCAATTTAGCGAAGATGGTATGAAAGTTAGCGTCGTGCCCCTTGCGACTGCTGAGGACGCTGAAAAAGCCCGTAAGCAGATCAAACAAGGGGAGAAAAAGATACGCAAAGTAAATAAGCCCTCAAAAAATAAAGATGCTTATTACTACGGTACAGCGGTGGAGTTTGGAAAAGGGAGAAATCCTAAAGAGCCATTTATGAAACCAAGTGGCGAAAAGGTAGCCGCTCACCTCGATAAGAAGTTTGAAGATACAATGCGACAAGCGTTAGAGTAGGAGGCAATATGGGCCCAGAAGCAGACCTGATTGTGCAGGTCAAAAAGGCTCTTCACCAGGTAAGAGCCCCCGTTTATTATGACGGGCAGAAACACGATGCTGAATATCCACAAGTGATTATTGATTTAAGCAACATTCAAAACGAACCTCGCTCTTATAAAGGGATTGAGGAAACTAAACTTACCATTTCTGTGGATGTTTACAGCGAGATAGATAGGCTTGACATACTGCTAGACATTAGCAATCAAGTTAGAAACATTATGCAACAAGTACGATGCGCACACTGGCGATCGAAATTTGATGATTACAGCGTGCGTATTTTAGTTGATGAGTCATACCAAGGAGAGTCGCTTAAAAGAGCAGCTTTTTTGTTTGACTTCATTACTTATGGAATAGCAATCAAGAAAGGAAATGATTAAAAATGGCAGGATTTACAGCAAGTGACGCTAATATCGATCCTAATTCTATGAGCTTGGCGGACAAGATTGTCTACGGATGTATGTTCGAGTGGGATAAGCCAGAAGATAAGATTCACCTTCTAGGACTTCAAGCAGCTACTTCAACTACTGATAACTTGGCATCACAAGCAGTTAACTTAAAAGGCGGTTCAATGCATGCTCCAGGGGCTACAACTGAAACCTTTGTTGTTGATAGCTACTGGCGCAAGATTGATAACTACATTCAACGCAGTTTACGGCGCTGTGTTCATGAAAAAGTACGTTTAGGGATTTTTCGTTTCGACTTTAATCAAATGAGGAAAGATCCTAAAGATCCAAATAAATTTATTGTTCCCGGTTTGTTTGGGAAGGCATATCCAAACGGGGTGCCACAAACAGAAGCGGTTAATAACTTGCTTCACTCAAACATCACTTACAACATTGACGGCGAAACCCAAGAGGGTGTAACCAATCAGGATGAAATGGAGCCAGCGCTTTACCAAATTGGATTAAAGCTCTACACATACGCTCATAATACTGATATGGGTGGCACTATGGACCCAATCGCTGATCCAATGGACGTTTATTCACAAAACAACGGTGGTTCAACTAACAATCCAGCAGCACCAAAGGCTTAATTTTAGGAGGAATTAAACTATGCAAGCATTAACAGTTCAAGTAAACCCACAAGCACAACCCGCAGTATTCACTCCAAAGCTAAACTATGGCTTTTATTTACAAACTCGTGATGATAAGTCACTAGCAAAGAACGGTCAAGACGGTTTTTCGGCATTAGTTAACGGTCTGCTCGATGAAAATGTCGATATGATTATCGCTGCGTATTATCATTCTCTGGCATGGTACAAGCGTAACCAACCATCTGAAACAGCTGTTGAAGAAGCACTTGAAACGGCGATGTTTAACGATGAGAAGGCTACTGATGAAGCTTTTGACGATATTCTTAAGTCATTGCAAGCTAATGATTTTTTAGCCCGGAAGTTAAACGAGTTTATCAAGAACAACGACAAGCTAACAGCTACAATGAAGAAGCATATCGAATCCATGACAGACGAAGACAAGAAAGATCAAATGGAGATTGGTATGAGTCAAATCGACGACTCAACAACGAAGCTTCAACAGTTGATGACGTCGCAAGAATCATCGCCGAAGCAAGACGAATCGGACTCACACCTGTTGAACTAAAAGAATTAACACCAAGGGAGTTTAAAGCAGTCCAGCGAGGCTACCAACTCCATTTAGCAGATCAAAGAGACCAGACTTTGTTTGCTAAGCAGGTACCACAACAGACTGTGCCAATCGAACCTCAACAACCAATAGCCGACTTGATTAAACAGTTACAAGAACGTAATCAAGCTATCGGTAAAGATATTGCTGAGGGACGAGATGAACAGCCACAGGTACCGAAGAAAACTATCGCAAGTCAATTGCTAATGGAAATGCTGGGAGGAGGGTAGTTCATGAGTAGCCCAGTTGTTGCAAAAGAGTTTCTTTGGAAATTCCGTGATGAAATTACACAAGGCGTCGCTAAAGCCCGTCAAACTATGCAAGAAGCAGTTTCCACCGCTAAGGAAGCAGGTATGAAAGTATCTGATACTGGCGAAGACTGGAAAAAGATGGGGAATGATGCAAAAGAGGCCGCTCAAGACACTTTCCAAGCTGTTAGCAAAGCAAAAGAGAATGCTGAGTCTATGAAAAATGCTGCTCAAAATGCTGCTGAAAGTATTCGAGGCCAGTTCAAAAAGACCACAGAAGTAATTAATGGTATTCCCAAAGAAAAAGCCTTTAACTTAAAAGCTAAGTTTGATGATGACAAATTAAAAACATTTAGTCGAAAAATTAATGATGTACCTGAGCAGAAATCTATTTGGCTAAAAATTAAAGACGGCTTTTCTAATTCTCTGAAAAACGCTCAACAAGATGCTAACAATACGAAAAAGTCATTCTCTAATCTAAGAGAAGTAATGACTGGTACTTTTCTTGGTAATGCAGTTCTTAGTGGTATCTATGCCATCGGAAATGGATTGAAGGGTCTTATTGCTACTGGGTATCAATATACCCGACAGCAACAAACAATGATCGCTAGTTGGAATACGTTAACTGGGTCTGCTTCTAAAGGTCAAGAAATGGTCGACATGACCAACAAACTTGCTATTTCGGCACAGAACTCAACTGAAATGGTTAATGACTTAAATCAAAAGTTTTACGCTGTCACGAATAGTGCTGGTAAGACTAAAGACTTATCGCAAGCTGTCTTAACCTTGCAAGATGCGTTTAATCAAAGCGATGCTTCTATTGAGAACTTCTCAACTCAGTGGGCGCAAATGGTCGGTAATGGTAAAGCAAGTGCACAAGATATGCTTTCCATTCAGAATGTGTTCCCTAAGTTCCGTCAAGAGTTGCTGAAATATGAGCGTGACGCTACCCACAATAAGAACCTCACCATGCAGCAGATGAACGACATGATGAGTCAAGGAAAAATTAGTTCTAAGGCGATGAATGATGTTCTGATTGGCATGGGTCATAAATACCAAGATGCTACTAAGAACTTTACTAATACGCTTGATGGTATGGGACGGATTATCAAGACAACCGCTCCTCGTTTACTTGGTGCGTTAGTTGAGCCATTTACAAAAGCTCAAAATCCGATTTATAAATCATTGTCTGGCTGGGTATCAGATCCTCGTACGTTAAAAGAATTCCAAAACGCTGGAAAGAACATAGCCAATGCTTTTAATAGCGCTATTTCTTCAATTACGAAATTCATGAGCAGTATGCAAGGAATCAATAAAATTATCGGCGCCGTTATCAAGAATTTGGGAAGTGGTGTCTGGATAGGTTTTAAACTAACCATTGAAATAATCGCCGAAGCTTTTAGCTTAATCGGCAAAGCTGTAAATGCAATTGTCAATCCTTTAGGCAAAGCAACCAAGGGTATTAAAGGCGTTGGTGCCCTGGCGACTCCTCTTAAAGCTGTAGGCGTTGCTATGGGTGTTGTCGGTGCAATGGCAACTACTCATGCTATCGCGATAGGTGCTTATAAAACGGCGCTATTAGCAGCAGCAGGGGCAAGTAAAGTTTTTGCAGCCGCACAAGCTGCTCTTGATGCTGTTATGAGCTTGAGTCCTATCGGCAGAGCAGTTGTTGCTATTGGCGCACTTGTTGCAGTGTTCGTGCTTGCTTACAAGCACATTAAGCCATTCAGAGATATAGTAAATAAAACAGGAGAAGCAATTAAAAAGCTTTTTACTGGTAAATATGATTGGGAACAATCTTTTGGTAAAGGATTATCTAAACTTGGCAAGAGTTTTCAAAACTTTGCTAAGAAAATACCACAATTTTTCAAGGGTGTCGGCAAAGCAATAATAAAAACAATTGTTATTGGTTTGGCGTTACCAGTTGGAATTGGTATAACTCTAATGAAACCATTGATAAAGCCGTTACAAAACAGTACCAAATCTTTAATTAAGACTGTACAAAAGCAATGGCAAAGTTTCTCAAAGTGGCTTGGCAAATTGTTTGATCCTGTTGCTAAGTTATGGAATCGTGTTTGGAACGGTTGGGCACGCATTTTCAGCACTGTTTGGAAGTCGTTGAAAAAGACTGCTTCCAGCGGAATGAAGGCGATCGAAAGATTGATAAGTCCCGCTGTTAAGGCTATTGAAAAGGTGTGGGTTACTAGTTGGAATGCAATTGCTAGTTTCTTTTCTGGCATTTGGCACACTATTACCTCATTAGGTGGAAATGGTATGCGCATGCTGCATAGCACCATTGCAGGCCCGCTGAATACAATTAGTAGCATTTGGCATTCTGTTTGGAATAGCATTTCAAGTTTCTTTAAGGGAATTTGGAATGGTATTAAACAAGCTGCTCAAGACGGCATGAATGGCGTTATTAACGTTATTAACGCTGGTATCGGTGGAATTAATAAGGTTTGGAGTTTCTTCACTGGTCACGGTACTGGTGTTAAAGAACTAGGCCATGTTCACTTCGCGCAAGGTGGTACTGTTCATCGTCACTTGTCTGTTATCAATGATGGCGATGGCCCTGATTGGAAAGAATTAGTCCAAACACCAGACGGCAATTTGTTTATGTCACAGGAGCGTAATTGGACAGGCTTCTTACCAGAAGGTACCCGTGTGTACAGTGGGGCAGAAACACGACAGATTATGAACGCTGTTGGTATTTCTCATTATGCTACCGGTGGTATTGTTGGCGAGGGTATCGACTGGGCTAAAGGTTCGCTTGAAAATGTCGGTAGCTGGCTTGGTGACAAGTTCAGTGCTCTTGAAGATTTCTTGGCTGACCCACTAAAGGCTACTAAGGGATTGCTTGAAAAGGCAACCAGCGGACTGTACAAAGGCTTAGGCAATTTTGCTGATGTTGCGCATGGCGCAATGGATAAACTTACCCAGCCAATTGCTGATTGGTTCAAGAAAGGACTAGAAAAGCTTGAAGCTCAATTTGAGTCCGGTGGTGCTAGTCCTGACTTAATTCGTGCAGCCGCCGCTAAGATGCACGTGGCAATTTCTGGAGCAGATATTAGCCACATCATGAACGTTATTAAGCATGAATCTGGTGGTGATGCACGAGCAGTTAATAACTGGGATGTTAACGCTAAAAATGGCGATCCATCAAAGGGTATCTTACAGTTTATTTCTTCAACCTTTAGAAAGTATGCCGTTGCGGGTCACACGAACATTTACAGTCCGTTTGATCAATTATTGGCGATGTTTAACGATACTACTTGGCGTTCAGACTTAACGCTTGGCGGTTGGGGTCCGACTGGTGGTCGTCGTTTTGCTACTGGTGGTGAAGTATTTGGCTTAACTAATGCAATTATTGGTGATAATCCAGAACATCACGAATTTATCTTAAATCCTTATGCGGTATCTGCTGAGCCGTTGCTTGACAGAGCTTTTGAAGCTACTGCGCAGGCTCAGCCAGCTACACAAGGAATCACAACAAGTGGTAATTCTAAGCTAGATGTAATGATTGACTTATTGGCTAAAATGGTTGAAAGATTAGATAACATTGATCCTGACGTTATTCTTGACGGTGAAAGCATTAGAAAGCGAAATAACAAAGAGAATGCTAAAGACTTATCTCGTATAGGAAGGTAATGATAAAGTGATACAAGTTTTTTCTCAAAGTAAAATTAAGCCGCATCGTTATGGCTACGGTGATATGATAAGTCCAGTTTTTGACCCCATTGAATTTGCTATCAGCTCTGACGGCAAAAATTGGACGAGCAATTACGATGTAGTTAATCTGACTGGCGTCTATTGCTATCGTGCTCCAGATGTTCAGCCGGCTAATCCATCCGACACGATGAAAAAGATTGGCTTACAAGATGGTTCAAGTCTAATTTCGACGACTTATAACAGTCGAGAACTTAAATTTGAGTTAATCTACGATGGTGTAGACGAAACAGACGCTATGTTAGCTTGGGAAGCAGCACAGCGTTTTTTAGTTTCCCGCGATGCTTATTGGATTACTTTTTCAAATTGGCTCAATCGTATGTATTACGGTAAAGCAAAACTAGCAGCACCTACTTACTCAAACGAGAAATGCTGGACGTGTGAAGTCACCTTTACTGATTTTATTGGTTTAAGTCGTTCGATTGGTACTACACTGGATTATCCAGACCAAGTGTGGGGTGTTAATAGTAATCTTCCTGAAAATATAGATCTACAATATAAATTCACTACTAACGATTTTAGTGTTTATAATCTATCTGATGTAGTGATTGATCCTGAATGGCGAGGACATCCTTTTAAACTTACGTTGCAAGGTAAGTCAAATGGTAATTTAAAGATTACTAATAAAGCAGGTGGATCAATTTACAAGAAGAGTGCTTTTAATGGCACTTTTGTTTTAGATGGGGTTAATCCAGAATGTAATGGTCAAGGTTGCTTACTAGATACCGACTGTGGATTGATTACGCTTGTTATGGGTAAGAATGACTTCCATATTGATAATTTTAGTGGCACGATTACGTTTGAGTTTCCAATGTGGTGGTTAGCATGACTAAAAAATATGCAGAAAGATGTGTCTTTATTGAAACGAAAGACGCTAAGCAAGCCTATCGAATTAACTGGCAGGATTTGCATGATTCTTTCAAAAAGAACTACCAGCTTAACAGCAATTACGAAATTAGCTTTACACTAACCCGTGCTAAAGGATACGAAAAAGTCTTTGATGCAGCTCAAGCAAAATGTGGTGTTATGTATGCCGACCAATGGTACAACATTCAGCAACGAGAGCCTAAACTTGATGAACAAGGATTCCTTACGATGCAGGTTACCTGTACTCATACTCTTGTCGATATGTTAAAAAACGTTCGAATTGATCCGCAAGAACCAACCGAACAGAATCCGGACAAGAGTGGCAATGATAGTTCATCAGACGATAGTTCTAGTGATGACAATCCGCAGCCAGGCACTGTAATTAAGCGAACAGCAGAACAACAGCTGACTACTCTTGATGCTTGTATGCATAAGTTTCTTGATAACAACAATCAAGGTGTTAAATATGAGTTACACGGTAACTTTCCTCAAGTGGCGATTGAGTGTACTGGCTCATTATATGAGTGGTTGAACAGTAATCTTAAAACATTCAGTGCTTATTGGATTCCAGATGGATATACTGTTAAAATCTATGATTTAGCAAGTTTACGCCACCAAACAGGTCGTCAATTGCGCTATATGTATAATATAAATTCGGTTGACATCCAAGAAAACGATACTAGCATCGTTAATGACTGTTGGGTGTACGGCGGTAAGGTTGAAGCTGATACAACTACTGTATCTGGTGGTGGCAACGGAATCACCGAACCTCAAAATGGCGATTGGACACCAGTAATAAAAAATGCCGCTAGCTTAACGGGGCAACAATTATCAGATAGTGATATTGCACTGGTAAAAGCACAGATTAATCTTGAATCTAGTGGTCGCGAAGATGCTAAAGGTGGCGATGATGGTTTATCAGACGGCATTGCTATGGGTTTACTTCAATTTAAACAAGCTACTTTTAACTATTATTGTCGCCCACCTTATACCAATATTTGGCACGGACTGGACCAGTTAATAGCCTTATTCAACGTGCCGAACTGGCGTAATCAGATTACAGGTCGTCATGGTTGGTCTCCATTTGGGGCACCAGTTTCAAAGGCTCAGATAGCAGCTCTATCAGCAACATCTACTGGACGATCGCAACAGATTATCGATTATTGCAAATCGTTTGTTGGCAAAGTGCCATATGTTTGGGGTGGAAGCACTCCAAGTGGTTGGGATTGCTCTGGGTTTGTCTGCTATGTTCTTAATCATTTCGGCATTAATACACCTCGAACTAATACTGTTGGCCTTGAAGGCAAAGGTACGATTGTTAATCCACCTTACCAAACTGGAGATTTACTTTTCTGGGGTGCTCGTGGCGGTAGTTACCACGTATCAATTGCGATGGATTCAACGTGGCGTGTGGGTGCTGATAACTACCAAGATGGGACAGTTTACCGCACAATTGCTAGCTGGCCACCGCAGTTTGCTGTAAGAGTGCCGGGCTTTGCGGATGGAAACGTTAATAGTGGCAGTAGTGATGATAGTACGACGACTACAACTACTAGTGCTAGCTATTATTCGCTTGTCTATCATTATCAAGACCAAGATTCAATTAAAAAATATGGTTTGCATTGTGGTGCTCCAATTACAATGGATAGCATTTATGACATGAACGCTCTTAAGACATACGTTGAGAACACTGTGCAACATAATCCAGAGTTTTCACTCACTGTTAGTAATGTCGATGAGCAAGGCTATCAGTTAGGTGATGTAGTACGTTTAATTGTGCCTACTATGAATATCAATACTGATATGACGTTGGTTGGGATTGAAGGTAATGACAATATACTGCACCCTCATGCTGATAAGACGTTAACTTTCAATAATACTGGATTAGCGATGAAAGATGTTAATATCGCCTTATTTAATGCGATCAAAGATACGAATGCGAATGTTCAAGCACTAGATATATTTGGAGGTACTGGTGCTAGAAAAGAAGATCACTTTGCTAACGAGAATAACAAGAAGAGCGATCAGCCAGTTATTATCTATAACGAAAGTCAGATTAAGCAGATGAAGGAAATTAATAATAGCGTAGGGAGGTAAGCCAATGGCAAATGATGCTAAAACGCCTATTTTTATTCTGCAACCATATGTTGATGAGAATGGATTACAGTGGCTTAGCTGTTCGCCTGATAATGGTCAAACTGTATATAAGGAGTATGGACCCGAAGGCAAGATTTACCGTCAACGTGACGCTAAGATGATTCAGCAATTAACATTTGAACATATCACAATGAAGTCGCCTAATGGGACGGCTTTTTATTTATCCGTCAGCGATGACGGGCAACCCGTATTCACGAAAGTAGGTGATAGTCAATGAGCTTTGAATTACCACATAAGAAGGACTTAGCTACTAATGCAAAGCTATGTGGATATTTAACAGAAAATTTTGAGGCAATCGAACGAGCATTGGTCGACACAGACGATATAAAAACTAAGCTGGATAAATTACAAAAGGCTTTAGGGCTGTCGGACGATGATCTAAACGAATTATAAGGAGGTGATTTCTTGGAAACATTACCAAAATTAAAACAATATATTCCAGTTGATCTGTTACGAAGTCAAGATGAAACGATTGATATTGCAGATAGTTTTAAGGGTCGTGTAGGCGATATTAATAGCTATCTCAAATTATGGGTTTACTCTAACGGCTTAGCCCAAGACATTCGTAATTGGCGAGTCCTCTTTTTTGGCACTGATTCAGAACATAATGATTTTCGTGTCTATCTGACAATGGCTGATGACCAGAAGTTGGACCAACAGCGTATTGGGCGGGTAACGCTATACTTTCCAGACAATGTTTTTCAAATTGGTGGTAAATGGGAAGAAGCTTATCTTAGTTTTATCGATCCTAACGGCAATATTGTTTCGACGGTTAACTTTGAGCTAAACGTGTTAGGATCTAATTTCTATGCACGCATGGGTCAACATTCAAAATCAGTTATTGCTGAGTTCCAAGAATTAGTTGATAAGCTGTCAGCGTTGGTTGATAAAGATTCGCAAGAAGCGAATGCTAAGGTTGCACAGTTAAAAGCTGATTTAGATAAATTAGGCGATGCAACTAAGAAGGACTTT